ATGAGTAGTAAAGCAGAAACCGCAAACGTAGTAGTGAAAGAAACCGAAGCACTGGCGACCCCCGCCAACAATAGTATGTCCTTCTCCGCACAGGATATCGACATCCCCCGTCTTAATGTCATCCAAAAGATGTCTGAGATCAAGGGCCCTATTGGTGCTGTTGTCATCGATCAGGATTCCGTGTTGCTTGAGGCCGAACAGAAAACACCCGTCGTCGTGATTGGTGCTACTAAACGGTGGAAGGAGAACGTCCCCTTCGGTGAAGAATATATCCCGAAGATTGTTTCCTCGGAGTCTGAAGCAAAGGAACTCGCCAACGATAGCTCGTATGAGGTCATTGAGTTTGCAGAAATTATTCTGCTAATCCCACAGACCGGAGACGATGATAGTTTGTTCCCGTATCCAATTGGGGAGGGGAACTATCAAATCGGGCGTATCACAGTACAGAAGGATGCCTATCGTTTGACGTATAAGCGTCTGTTCACCTTCCAGACATTCAACCCAGATATCTCAGTCGCTACTCGCTTCTGGAGCTTTGGGACCGAATTGATGTCTAAGGGTAAGTATAGCTGGTATGTGCCTACCTTGAGTATCACGAAGGAGAGTGCTCCAGCCGAAGCTATCGAGTTCGCAAACCGTCTAACGAAAGGATCAAACTAATGGAAGCTCTACAGAACCCGTTGGCTATTCTGAAACGTGAAGCCGATTCAATTCGCGCTGTCATCAAGACCATTGATGGCAACATCGTTGAGTTGCAAAACCAGATCGTAGAAGTCTCAGTCCAAAAAGCATCGCTCACTCTTGTTGCACAAGCAATTGATAACGAGATGGATCGTATCCGTGTGTCGAACCCCATTGTCGAACAACTGGAGTTTGAACTAGACCCTGAATAATAAACCAACCCTGCACGATAAACTTAAGTGTTTTATCGTGCAGGGTATCTTTATGCCCAAATATCAAAATGATAACATACGCACTAGACTTTGAGTCCTATTACGATAGCGACTGTTCAATCACAACCCTCGGCCCGAGAGGTTATTTCTCCCATCCGGCATTCGATGCCTATATGGTTACTGTAGTTGGCGACGACGGATACTCCTTTGCGGGACACCCTAAGGACTTTGATTGGTCTTTACTTGAAGGCGAGACCGTCGTGATGCACAACGCCTCCTTCGATGAATCCCTCTACCTATACGGTGTGGAGAGGGGGTGGTATCCCAAAGTGAATTTTAACTGCCATTGCACGGCTGATATGACTGCCTTCTTGGGTCTTCCAAGATCGCTCAAGAACGCCACAGCGGCAGTCTTCGGCACTGAAATCACGAAGACAACCCGTGACAATATGAAGGGCAAGCAGTGGGGCAGCATGACTGAGGACTTCAAGAAAGAGGTCACTGAGTATGCAATTCAGGACGCTGAGCTTTGCCTTAAACTGTGGCAGGAACTGTCGCATCGGTGGTCCGAGACTGAACGCAACGTCAGTCATGTGAACCGTAAAGTGGGTCAGCGTGGACTCCCTATTGACACCGACCTCTTGCAGAAGAACCTGAGTCAGATCAAAACAGAACTATTTGAAGCAGAGCAAAGCATCCCGTGGATCGGAGACTACACCCCCCTATCCCGCAAAGCGTTTAATGAGCAATGCCGCAAGCAAGGGATCACGCCACCATCCTCGCTTGCTCAAGATAGCGAAGAGGCCGATGCGTGGTTTGCTGCACACCAACAGGCGTGTCCTTGGGCGCGTGCTGTTCAAAGCTATCGCCGGATCAACGCCTTCCTCCGCAAGCTTGAAGCTTTCGATGCCGGAACCATGCCCGACGGTCGCTATTACGGTGGGCTTATGTATTGCGGGGCGAACCCCACGGCTCGCTTCAGCGGTAGCGGCGGTAACCTGAACCTGCAAAATCTACCGAGAGACGCTATGTTCGGGGTCAACTTCCGACACATGATTAAACCAAAGGACGGATACAAGCTCATCGTAGTTGACTTATCGCAGATCGAAGTCCGCACTCTCTGCTGGCTTGCCAAAGACACTAAAGCACTAGACCTGATTCGGGAATCCGATGACATCTACCATGCGTTCGGTGTGTTGTTGGGTCTGCACGATCCGGCTAACGGCCAACTTAGGGAATACGATAAGGCACTACGGCACAAGGTGAAGTCAATCGTCTTAGGCTGCGGATACGGGATGGGGCCTAATAAGTTCTCCGCATTCAGCAATATGCCAATGGCCGAAGCAGAGGTTGCCGTTAAGACGTACCGCGATAAAATGTCCACCGTCGTCAAATACTGGCGCAGTCTGGATCAGGATATGGTGATGGCATATAATCTTGAAGAGCCTTTTGGTGTGGATCTGCCCTCCGGTCGCTCCATGCAATATGGCAAGCTTAAGCGGATGAAGGAGGCGGGCGGAATGAATCGCTTCCGATACATTGGCAAACTAGTTCGCAACGGCCAGATGCGGGACTTCGCCCTGTGGGGCGGCATCTTAACGGAAAACATGTCCCAAGGATTAGCCAGAGATATTTTCTCGGACATGATGATTCGGGTTGACGCTGCTGGCTATCCTGTAATTCTGCACGTCCATGACGAAATGGTTTGCGAAGTGCCGGAAGAGCAGGCAGAACAAGCCCTCTCCGATATCCTAAGTATTATGCACACAGCACCGTCATGGATTCCAGACATCCCAGTTGCTGCCGAAGGACACATCCTCGACCTCTACTCCAAATGAAATACCGATACCTCAAAAACAACCGCGCCGTCGTTACGGCGGCATCCGATGACATCTCAACTCTCGCACACACATGCCCGACATTCGCCAATAAAGCGGAGTATCGGGAGTGGTGCGCTAAGGATTCAACAGACCACTGCTTCTATTCGATGGCGGAAGGGGACTCCCCAAACGCTAGGATTAGCACAGAGAACCCTGTTAATAAAATACACGGCTTTGTTGCAGACTTCGATGACGTTCCCGTCGATTGGAATACAATTGATCAAGTGCTTAAGACTCGATGCGACGGATCACCCATGCCAACATGGAGGTCCAAAACCTATTCCGGTTTCGTGCGTCTTGTGTGGGAGTTCGACTCGCCGCTTCCTATTGCGCCAGACATCGCGCCCGCTTTTCTGAAGCGGCTCTGTGATGCACTGAAAGCTTCGATGCTCTTAGGTGGGTTTGATAAGACAAGTCTCAAGCCGTCTCAGTACTTTGAGATCGGGACTGATTGGACTAAGATCGGAGACCAGATTCCGATTAACTTTGCCCGAACAATCCTACTTAAAGCCGCAAACGACACGCCGATCAGGACATCGGATACGAATGTTCCGCTTGATGATATCGCTGCCGAAGTCTTACGTAAGTTCCCAAATAGGTGGAAGGGTGATTTCGTAGTCGGTGCAAGGGGTCCGCTGTTCTGGATTGACGATGGCATCGACCGTGACGGCTGTCAGGTTCGGGAAGACGGCATGATCTGTTACTCTGATCGTGCAGGAAAAGGGTTCGCATCATGGCGTGAAATCTTGGGCAAGAAGTTCCTCGACCAGTTTGAGGAGAAGAAACTGTCTCACCTTATTAACCAATACTGGTTTAACGGTAAGAACTATTACAAACTCCTTGATGGTAGTCCGGTAGCTATCCCAAAAGATCAGCTTATTCTGGAACTACGAAAGGCTGGTTTCTGCCCCAAGATGAAGAAGAACCAGACGATCACCGAGATTGAGCAGGCTATCCTCTCTATCTCAAATGATTGCCGTGTCGAGGAAGTTGCACCCGTTGTGTTCTCAAAGGACCGCGTGGTCTGCTTCAATGGTCGCAAGATCCTTAATAACTGTAGGGCTGTTCCGGTTCAACCTGCGGACAACGGAGACCCAGCCAACTGGCCTTGGATTCACCAGTTCGTAATCCCGTTCTTCGCGGACGACGATAACGGAAACTCGACGCTCCCCTACTTCCTTGCATGGTATCAGCGGCTCTATCTGGCTATCCTTAACCATCGGCTCGATCAAGGACAACTGTTTATCCTATTGGGTCCAACGGGGCACGGCAAGACGCTACTGACCAACAAGATTATTGGTGCCTCAGTCGGCGGATTTAGCGATGCTTCGGATTACTTGTCGGGCAAAACAAACTTCAACCGCGATCTCTGCGGCTCTGCTGCTTGGGTTATCGACGACCAAACTGCTGCGGCAACCTATGCAGATCAGCGTAAATTCGTGGAGCTTACGAAGCGTTGCGTAGCTAACCCTAGGCTTGAGTATCACGCTAAGTATGCTGACGCTATCCCGCTGCCGTGGTCCGGTCGCGTCATGATGTCCCTTAACCTCGACGCAAACTCCCTCGCCGCACTGCCGTCATTGGACAGTAGCAACCGAGACAAGATCATTGCGTTGCGTATCAGTGGCGGGCACAAGGTTAAGTTTGGGTCAAACGACTTTGTCGAAAGCACAATTGCCACAGAGTTGCCCTACTTCCTTAAGTGGCTTATTGATTGGAAAGCCCCGCTTGAGGTTAAGGATTCAAGCCGCTTCGGTGTCAAAACTTACATCGATTCGTTTATTGAAGCAGCGGCCTATGACAATAGCTCACGTTCAGCAATTGCTGAAATGGTGGAGTTCTTTGCTAAGAAGGTCCGTGAGTATACCGAAAGACCCAAATGGCGTGGCACTCTTACCGAGTTCACCGTCGTCCTGCACGAATCAAACGGGGGCCGTAGCGTTGGCAACAGCAACAACCTTGAATTTGTGCGTAGGGGCATGACGGTCCTTGAGGAGGTCAGCAAGCACAACAAAGGTATTCGACCCGTCCGAAGCAGGGGTGACGGTGGGGGTAAAGTATGGGAGATCGATCTGTCTAAGGACTTCGATATTGACAAGGGCGACGACTTCTAAATCGCAATACGCTTCTTCGTCAACTTAAGCGTTGGCGGATATAGCTCCGAGATCGGCAACGTGAACTCATCAGCAAAGGAAAGTTTTCCATCGCTGGGGTCCACGTTGCCTTTTGGTAGGAACACCGCACGCTCAATAAACTCACGGGCGGGCATCCAGCCAACAACAGTAGCCAAAGTCATTTGTTGGTTACACCTAACGAAATAGTAAACATTACATTTGCTACACAGCTTTTCCTTATTGGCCTCGCTACCGTACACACGGGCAACATAATGTGGTTCGGGGACGGCTGCGGCTTTTGTGGTCTTAACATCAATAGTTATTTTGTTGGGTAGCACAATATCGTAAGCCGGATTCTTATCGCCGACACGCTCCCCGCCAATGATCTCTTGCACAAGGATTTCACCCATCATGCCGATCTCATTGCCTGCTCCTCTTGTAATTGACTTATACAAGACCCCCATTTGTTTAGCCTCAAGACGCGCCTGTTTACGGTTCGCGTCCGAGGGTGTAATGACTTTCATTAGTAAAGTTGGTACAGGCGACTCTGCGATCCAGTTCCGTACGGATCGATGTTAAGTCGCGGGATAGCTGCTCCCCTACTGGAATTAGCTTCCTCCTCCATCAAAAGCATACACTGACTCCAATGGTATTGGGCCCGCTCGATGTCAGCATTGTCCTCCATTAGGCGACCCAAGAGTCCTTGCTTGATTGCGCCGATATTGCCAACGTGCACAATCTCATTATCATTACGCAGGGGTTGGAATGCTCGCTTGCAAAGCACATGCACTACGGTCTGACCATCGGTAGCCCCATTGATCCTGAATCGGCGGTAGCGGGTTACACCGCTGTCTGACCCAACGGTTGCAATTGTAGTATCCGCGTCGTTGGAAGTCGTGCGGAGATCGAACATCCCGTTAAGGGCATCGAATTGGATACTGACGATACTCGTAACAGGAGTGCTAAAGGTAATACGAAAGGGGCTTGTGGCTAAAGTGCCAGTATAGAACTGGTCACCGTCGCTGCCCACTACGGTGACTTTGCTCCCGTCAGTATTAGAGAAAGTATTGACAACACTAGAGCCAGAAGCCGACACAATAAACAATGTGCTAGTCGCTGCGGCAAAAAGCTGTTTGGTAGGGGCGTAGCCAGCATCAATCAAACCCCATTGGGTAGTAGCGTTATTGGAAAGATTGCCGATGCCCACAGATTTAAAATCATGCCACAAGGACCGAACAGGGACCGGAGACCCGTCAACCATTGTATGCAATACCGAATCGGCATCGTCTGGGAGAGTGACGCAACCATCGACTACGGGCAGACTATATTGCACAGTAAGATCACGGTAGATTCCCATATTGTAAATACGGGAAAGCACCTGATTTAGGCTGGACTTAAAGTCGCCATCAGGCTCAACGTATGAGTTGAGCATCGGCGCAAGTTGGCTAAGGGTATAGGCGGGCATTGGTTCTTTTTGTTAAGGGCTTTACTGCGTTACGGGCAACTGGTTAAAACGACCCTCCACAGCACTTTGAAAACTCATAGGTTTTTCTTTTTTGACTACAGAAGCCATCTCCTCCATCCGTTTAGCCACCCCAGACTTTGCAGCTTTTGCTTTCCGGTACTCTTCGTTGTCCAAGAACTCGCGGGCGGCTCCGGCAAAGTCGTTCTGGCTAAGTAATTTCAGAGCTTTGGGCGAGCCAGTAATGTCTCCCCTATACGCCCCAGAAACCAATTGCGCCTGAAGTTCCGGCGAGAAATCGCTGAACGTGTTGGGCCCAACGAGCCTCTTAGCCAACGTAATCTTCTCGGCAATGGCTTTGGTAGCGAGGTCTTTTGCGGTCGCTTCGTTGATCTCTTTCCCAAAAAACGGGCTGGCTTTGAGGTCAGCGTCCGTACCCTTACCGATCAGAGTGCCGATCCCGACCGTCCAATTTTTATTGGTGTCAAGATAGGGCTTTGCTCTAAAGCCTTCATGCCTACGAATCACCTCAAAGGCTTTATCTGCAAGACCTTTGTTCTCGTAAGCAGGCATCGGCTCTTCCTCATCGGGCTTAAAGCCAAATTGGTCGGCACGCAGTTCTTCTGGAGAAGGAACTCTTTTAGGCTTTACGAGGACGGGATTCATTAAATTATTTCTTTGCGACTTTAACGGCTCCGGTATGAAGCTCCTTCTTTAGTTTGCCCTGTTCCTTACCGGAAAGAGGCGAAACTTTAGAGAGCAAATAGGCGACCTGCCTTTTAGATTTTACATTTGCAGTGGGCATAATTGGATATTAGTGGTTTAGGGGGGTAGTGTCAAAGCAAATTTAAGTGTTCAAGTTGAACTCAACGTGTCTTGTAATGTTCCCCCCCACACCTAATTTAAAAGTAATCGTTAAATATGTTGGGCTTACTGTGCTTGTCTGGTCAACGCCACCGACATAGGTGGGTTTAGCCCAACCCAAATAAAATTTATCTCTATGATAAAAATAGTCTACAG